CCGTTTGCTACTTCTTCTAAATCAACAAACAAGTTAACAGTTCCTGTTGTGCCTCCACCGCCTAATCCTGTTCCCGCAGATACAGACGTTATATCCCCAGCATAACTGCCAGTAACAAAAGTATGTATCTGATCTGCTGTTGCTAAGTTAGATCCTCCATCTGCTATTGCTTCTGTAGTAACCTTTGATGTAGGAAGGGTTCCGTTAATAGATGACGCACCTAAGTTGACACGCATCTGTGTGTTGTGAATCTCTAAGCCGCCATTTGTGGTTAAAGCTGCATTTAAAGTATTGCCACTTTTACTAATCCCATTTCCAGCAACTATCTGACCAGCCCCAGAAAATTGGGTAAACTGAATAGCAGTGGTTCCAATTGTAATTACATTGTTGGTTGTTAAAACAAATCCATTATCAGCATTTACAGTACCCTCCTCAACAAACACAAAAGCATTTGCAGTTACCTCATCGTTCTCATTAAAGTCAGTTGCCCTTGAAAAGTTATGTCCTGACGTAGTGTAAACATAAATACCATTCCCTGCTGATGCCGCATCATTAGAGGCTTCTGACTTAACCAAAACCCTATCTCCGTCAGCAAGAGTTACACCATCAATTACATTTTGCCCTCCACTTGTTGACCCTCCATAACTAGCAGGGAACCCACTAGGCATTTGTGTTGTTGTGGCAACTCGCACTGATTCTTTTACATCTAATCCTTGAACATGAGAATCTACATACCGCTTGTTAACCGCATCTGTAATGCTTGTTGGGTCAGCAAGATTGGTAATCTTCTGGCTGTTCATAGACAAACTACCAGTAGGGGCAATTAGGTTATTAATTGCTCCACCAATAATGTGCATTGAACTAGCAGAGTAATTAGGCGCACTCCCTTCAGTTCCAGCACCTATATACAAAGCTTTACTACCTTCAGCATAAGCTATCTCACCTTGCCTTAAATTTGGATTTGGCGCAGATGATCCAGTGCTGCGCTTAATTTTAATTGTGTTACTCATTAGAAATATCCTCCATCAGTTGTTTTATTAAATAGTTCTTGGGTGTTAAGGGTTCCAACAGCATCGCCTTCTATACCGAGAATGTTTTTTATATGCTCAGCTTTATCAGCGGTGTTGTGAGCAAACAAATCAGGAGGAGTTAACTCAACCGCTCTTTTCAAAGAAGCGTCAAAGTTGTTTGGCCTCCCTGTATTGCGCCTTTTAGTAATCGCCATTGAAGGCGAATTGTACCATTAAGGTGCTTTTTCTGTTAAATTAACCTCTACGTTATTTTGAACAGGAACAACTACATGCTCAGGAATCATGCCTTGGAATTTTCTTTTCTCCTGAGGCTTCTCTAGCATTTGATTACTAGCCATTTTGTAAATCAGTTCAGCATTACGCGAAATCTGATTTGCTAAACTGGCCCCCGCTGAAGCAGCTTTTATTCTAGTTTCATCATCTGGGCTGCTTTTTGCAACAGACATTGCTACATCAAGTAACTCATCAAGTCTGTCATCTGAAACTAAAACACGACCAAGAGCCACTCTTATTGCACCAGCTTGTTCAGCAGCAATGCCAACATTTTTAAGCTTCCTAACCGTCTCTGCCCTAAGCTTTGTAAGACCAAGCTCTGATGCTGCTTCATCTATGTCCTCATCTTTAAGCCGTGATTCGGCATCATCACCCTTATCAATAACTGGCCCAGATATAGGATCACTTATTTCTGATGGAGTCTCCCCATCCGTATTCTCTGGCAATTGGCCCGATTCTGTTTTCATTTTCTCTTAACCAGCAATCAACATTATACTTTGCCTTTAAAGGCATAAAGCACAAACAACCCATAACATTACCGCTTTCTTCAAGCGTTTCCTTACTTCCACAAGTCTTTAATTGAGTATGGTATATCGGACACTGGGCGCACTTCTTTAATCTCTCCCTGTATAAGCCCGCTCTCTGGGGATTTAAGCTGTTCTTCCCTGTTATCGCTGACAATAAAAGACGGGATGCCTTGAGGAGACGTTGGACGCACTCTCCCCTTGGGGATATGTGACACCAAATATTGACCGCGCTTCCCACCGCCATCACGAATTGCCGCACACGGTATAGACGTTTGCGTAACATATTTTGCAAAAAAACTAAAAATTTTACTAGCGTTTGATCTAACTAAATTCAAAAATCTTTTACCATACCCTGTAGACCCTAGACTAGCTCTCTTACTTCTCTCGTAATCTCCTGTAACCCTATACCACTGTCTGTTTACAGATATGTCCAAATTCCAACCTATGGTTGAATTTATTTTATTAAACTCGCATAAGTCAGTGTTGTAAATCTCCGAATCCCAACCGACATTGTAGAGATAAGAATCAACTAATTCTTTTGGTGTGGTTTTTAAAGATGGCACTAATCTAGGAAACTTTGCGCTTAGTATCTCTTTCCAGTTTTTCCTGTAAGGAAAAGCATGTATTTGAGCAAACCCTAAATTTATTGATTTATTTTCTTCGATTAAATAAGAAGGGGCTTCTTGTATTATCGCCATCCAAACAGCTTTCATCACCGCTGGCCTTGCTCCAGTTCTCCTAGCCAGCCAGTTTATAAAAGCTACCGCCTCTTTTTCTTTCTTCTTTTCATCTTCCTCTTCTCCACATCCTCCAGATGCTGGCTCAACCAAATGGCTTCCTTCTCTGCTTCCTCTTTTGATTCGTGGATCACTTTCAAAATCGGAGGAAACTCCTTCTTCACCAACCTCTGCCCTGCCACTACCGGGTAAGGCATTGCTGGGTTCTTTATCATTACCCTCCATAAACCTTTGTGTTCCTCTGTAAAGACTTCTAGTAAACCTAATTGCGACACAACAAGACGACATATTAGATTTTGTTTGACACAACAGCAAGAATAGTTTTCTGTCTGTCGCAGACATACTTCTGGCGAAAGAGAATGAAACGTCAGCGAGGGTGAGGGGTGTTCTGAAAAAGTCTCCCGCTTGTAGAAAAGCATTAATACCAACTCTTCGTTAAATTTATATCGATGCGCGTTATTAAAGATGCGACCGCCATTGCCTTGTGCAGAGTTAATTTACTTATGGAATTACAGGATGACCGAGTTCCGCTAGTCTCAGCTAAGTAAATACGTTCCGAAACCATGAAACCTATACGAACTATGGTTAAGACTACTTCCTCCCGGTAGGGAGTAGTGTGTCCTCCTCCAATCCCCCTACCGAACATAGCTAAGTTATATTAATGGGGGTTTTTTAAATAAACCCCCTTAGTTAACTGAGGTACATATTATGTATGTAGATAAGCAGTATCAGAATAAAATGTTTGGAAAGATATGTAAAAAGATGTAAAAAGTCCTTGTAACAATGTCCCACTATGTTATACATCGTGAACCCGGAGATGGAGGATTGTATTTCTGCGAAACATGCGGAGATCTTTATTTCTCTCCTCTGCCAGATGTGCCGACAATTTGTTTAGATTGTTTGTACTCTAATAGAAACAGGAATAGATTAATTAAGGTTTATGGGCCTAGTTATAAAGACAGCTTAGAGGAAAACACCATGCTTACTCAATCTGAGGTTGGGAACATCATGGGAATAAGCAGACAACGGGTTCAGCAAATTGAGATAATCGCTATGGCTAAGGTTAGAGCCTATCTAATCAAATCAAACGAAACTAAAATAAAACTAAGCATAATGAATCAAGTTGCAATAGTAGGTAAAGTAGTAAGAGATGCACAAGTAAGAGAAACCAAAAATGGTAATCCAATGCTTACTGTGACAATCGTAACAGAAAAAGTAGGAACAGAAGATAGAACTTTCCAGACATATTGGGATGTTCTGTCATTCGGTGATAAAGCAATTTCACTTGCTGATAAGTTGAAAGAAGGGGCTGCTGCCTTCGCTACTGGCGAAGTCTCTGTTTCAACATACGAGAATAAAGATGGTGCGACAAAAGCATCTCTTAAATGCGTAGGAACAGTAGGTGTAATTGGTGGCATCCCAAAAGATGACACTGATCAAATGTTTTAGTCAAACATGGTGTCTAGGGAGATCCTAGAACAATAAGGGGGTGATGTGACCCCCTTGTCTGAAACAATAAACTAAAACTAAGCAAGCAAAAGAGCATGGTGTTTGGGGAGACCCCAAAACAAGGACAATACACTCACCCGTTATAGCCTTATAGAAACACTCTTTTGTTTGCTATTTTTTTAAATGAACAAAAAAGATAAGTCACCTAGCGAAAACTTAAACCCCGGAAGCTTAGAAGCTGTAGGTAAAGGTTGCCTTTGCCCTGAAATAGACAATAGACATGGAAGGGGCTGGCCCGGTGAAAACGGAAAGCCAGTGTTTTATCTAAGTGATCAATGCCCAATGCATAAAACAAAAACAAAATCAGACAAATAATAAATGGACTTTCTTGATAACAGATTAAATAACCCAAAACAAAAAAACCCCGCACCGATGAACAATGTTCCATTAACTTCTCTCCAAGCAGAAGAGATGATTAGTACCTTAATTGAATCTAAAAGCGTAATACCAAAGAAAAAACTAGCCGAGTTATGCTATAGTGGTATGGAGTTAAAAACCCATATGGGCTTAGAGCGTTTACTTGTCGCTATGGATGCTTGTGAACTTTTTGATAAAAAACAATCTGATTACGGAAGCAGAAACATAGACAGTTGGGGTGAGAAAAACATGAACACACTTGGCATTGCTGTAAGGATTAATGATAAGATCCAGAGATTAGCCAACTTAACAAAGAAACAAATAGCTAATAAAGGTGAACCAGAAGTAAAGGACGAAAGCTTATCAGACACTGCAATAGACATAACAAATTACGGGGCGATATTGATGCTAATCTTGGAGAACCGCTGGACTTAACTAAGCCAGAAAAGGTCAAAGATGAAATCAGCGAAATAGCAAGCGACCTTGCTGATTACTTTTCAGAAATGGGATTAAAATCAATTGATATAAATCCTAGCAGTATTGAAGAAATATTAGACGGAGTAGATTCATACGCAGCATTTGAGATAGGAAGAATGATTTGTTTGGTTGATCTCTTAAATCAATTTTTTGTTAAACCAGATATTAAATGGATAGCTAAGCCAGAAAACAATTAACCCCCTCCTACCCACCCAAGTCCCGTCCCCCAACGGGCAGTATGCTGATATGTTCTCAATGGTTAAGGACAAATAGGAGGGGGTTTCCTTTTTGAAATGGACAAAGACTTACTAAATAAATTAATACTACAACTTGAATTAAAGGTTTCTTCAAGTGACGTAGAGGTTCCAGATATAACACAAGACCTAGAGGTTATTAGGGCGCACATAAACTCAAATGATATTCAAGTTGAAGACATGGGGGAACCTTGGGTTAGTAAAGAAAATGCCTAAAAAAATAAGAATAAACGAAGTGTGCAAGATTATCTCCCCATCCCTCTTCCACACAGGATGCACACGAAAAGATGAGATCGTTGAAGCTCTTGCAAACACTATAAAAACCCTAAAGGCTGACGGATTTGTCTTACACAGCAAACCAAGGTTAAGATACGCAGTGACAAGGGTTCACCATGAAATGCACAGCTACAAAAAAACCTACAGAAATAAAGATACTGGGATTCCAATACACCATTAAATGGATTGATGAATGCTCAGCCGGGGAAAATCTCGGATGGTGTGACACAACAGCACTAACTATTTCCATAGTAGCCAACCAACCTAACACTGCATTAGCAAATACTTTCCTTCACGAAGTGATACACGCCGTTAATTACTCAATGAATATAGATAGCGGAGACGAAGAGAAACTGACTAATAGATTAGCCAACGGTCTCTGCTCTGTATGGTCTGAAAACCCAAGGGTATGGGCTTGGTGGAGTAGCTTGTTTAAGCCAATCAAGAACAAGTAATGCCAGTCTGTTTATTACTGAGCCTGTAAGCCTGTCTAAGGGCGTTTCTAATTATCCTGAGGGCTTCTTCGCTCTTTGCGTATTTATCTTCTTTCAGTGCATTCTCAAGGCTTTGGATTAGATCAGACATGGGCGAAACAGCCTACACTATTTCAAGGAAATAAGAGAGACCTTTTTGGGGAATTCTTCAGAAATCTCGAAAAGGCATATATGTAGTGAGAGGAGAGGTGGGCTGGCCACCCCGCTCCTCCCCCCGTCCCTTTTGAATCCCTCAGTAAATCCCCAAATAAAAAGGCAAATAAACAAAGGAAAAAACAAAACAACAAGAAACCCCAATAAAAGCGCCCTTTATTTAATATATATAAATATTAGGCAAAGCTTTTATTTCATAAGCTCAATATCTGGACCAGATATTAAAAGCAAGGGGGGGATATATCACGAACGAGAAAAGCTTTTTCCATCGGTGGAAAAATTTTACTTAGTGTAACGCTTCGTGATTTGAATGATGATTCAAACGATGAATGCCGAACACTGAGGTTGCCGACGAGCTGGCACTCTAGAAAAAAAATAAGTTCGAAAAATGCAGTCTCTAGGACCAAGTAACCTAGACAGTTTATTTAGTGAGAAAGTGATAGCTAAATCAAGAGACCGGAATGAAACCCGCTTTTGTTAAGTTCGCGATTAGTCAAGAAGTTGACAACGATGAACACTGACAAATTAAGACTCGATCCAGTAGCGCGGATTTACGATAAGGCGGCACACACACTAAATCGGAATAATTCTACGGAATATGCCTTTCCTTAAAACTGGACAGCGGACATGTCTTGAAACGATCCGCACCGTGACCCACCAAGCTTCTGATCTCTTCAGAGTTTGACGGGTCGAGATCCCCGCCTTTTGGCGGGGGAACACCTCGACCTATCAAGTTAATCATGAAGCGGGTATTAAGTTCACAATTGCCGCCTTTTAGGTTTGCAAGGTCACAACTGAGATCCCGCCATAAAATGGGCTTTTCAATCTCAGGGCGCACAAGAAACTAATTGTCGATATTTCCGAGTCAATCCAGCGGACGCAATTGCGCTTTATAAATGAAGTAAGAGCCTTTTGGCTCCTTTCTAATATCTGGTCCAGATATTAGACGGGAGGTAAAAATCTCCACTTCCCCCCAAATGCGGGAAGTTTAACCAAAAAATAATACACACAAAATGAAAAACAAAATCGAAAAGATCGCAAGTGAAGCCGCAACCGTAAAAGCTGCAAATCGTATTTCTTCTGAGGAATTACCTGAGCTTGTTACTTGTGAAAAAGTTAAGTTTGAAAATGAAGATGATGGACATATTTCTGGTGATACAGAAACAGTTGAGATCAAAAAACTTCGCACTACAATTCAAGGCGCGGCAAAGTCAATCGCTGAGCAAGGCAAAGTTTTACATGACGCAATTGTTGAGGCAATTGAGATCCATGAAGTTTCAAGAGAGACCATTATTCAATGGGTTGTAGATTGCGGATATAGTGAATCACGCGCCCGTGATTTAGTCGCTCCAACTTGGCAAGAAAATCACGGCAAATCTACAAAGGGAAAGAAAAAGGGATCAACAAAAAATAAAGACTTGGTTCAAGCGCTAATGAAATACGCTCGCAATCTTTGCAAAGATGATGCGGAAGCTTCCAAGACTCTACGCGCAGCTCAACGTCAAATTGATGCCGCTCGCAAAGCTGCTAAGGATGCTCCAGAAAACGTAGTTGAACTAAAAGAAGCTGCTTAATATCTGGGCCAGATATAACGAGATAATAATATCTCAGTACAGGACATCGCTCTTCGGAGCGATTTTCCTTTTTAGTATCTACTCAATAATTGGGCCAGATATTAAAAAGGAGAATCGTTTCTCCTGTAACCATACACACAAAATGAAACTAGATAAAAAAGAATTGGAAAAGAAATTCAAAAAGTTGCAAAAGGTACGCGCAATAAATGAAAAGGGATACAAGTACAAAGGTAATCTCCCAGCAGCAGCATGCCCTAATTGCGGAGGATGGGGAAAGGCTGGCGGCATGAGCCATCATTACGAAAGTGATACACCAGTCATGGGTAGGCTTGGATGCGGTGTTGGGTGCGGTCAAGGATAATAACTGGGCCAGATATTATGAACTATATTAACAGGCTACAAGAGGACAATGCCGAGCTTCGAGCTGAATTGGAATCAGCATACAGTATGGCATTAGAACTAAAAGTCTACGCCATGTCTCCAAAATTCATGGGTGAATCTGGATGGGGTGGTAAAACCTACATAGCAAAAGAAGATGTGATTAGGTTTGCTGAGGATATATTAGGAGAGATGCCTTCTGTTGTGTTAACTAATTAATAACTGGGCCAGATATGAAGATACTAAAAACAATAGGGTGGGCTATGCTCACAATAATAATGTACTCAGCCATTAGCTTTATGCTCACTGCTTATCTGTTATCAGATACGATTAGTGGGGTGAAGCTATGGCAATAACAATAATCGAAAGGAGTGCAGTCTTAGTACTGCACCTTCCCTAGTATGTCGTCATGTGACGCTGTACTAGGGAGGGTTTCCCCTCTGTAACCATCAAGCATTATGACAAGTGCAAACACAAACAAGCGGAGTCTACCCGTGAATAACGGTCGGGCTGTTATAAGCAGAAACGTCAAGGCATGGCAGAATCGCAAGGCTGTGACGAGTTTCAATAGAGAATGGGGATCTTTGGCATTGGCCAAGGGCGGGGCATCACTAGATGCTTTACTTCCTAACCTTTAATAACTGGGCCAGATATTATGAGTCGCTATTACGGTAAACCAAAATCAGCACCAGAGGGTTGGTTGTTCGTTGCTTGGGCTGGAACCAAGGAGATAAAAGAGGATCTCAAGGAATTGGGATGCGAGTTCTGTTCCTTTACGTCAGACGGTAGGGAGAAGAAGGGTTATTACTCTCCTCCTGAGAGCCATGCTGATGCTATGGCTTTGATGCCTGATCCTACAGACATGAAGAAGTGGACTCCAATTAAGGGGGACACGTTTGATGTTAAGGATGTACTCAAGGACAAGTACGGAGCTAGGTGTATATGGGTTGTGCCTAAGGATAAGTACAAGGAGGCACAAGACTTTGCCAATGCAGTCTCAAGCTAATAACTGGGCCAGATAAATAGAAAGGAAATAATATGCCACACGGACACAAAGTAATCATTGAAACAGTAAAACAAAATAAAATGACAGATCAAGAATTCATAGACGAGGTGTATGAGTTAGCATTTGGAGACAACGCAAGGCACAGACTTACGGAAGAACAATGCCCGTATGAACATGAAGAGGTTTTGGAAAAGCTAAAGCAGCAAGGCGAATGGTCATACAAATGGGAAGAACAAGAAGGAGTTGGGAGCTTTGAATAATATGAGTAGGTTAGCAATAGTTATTGCACTATCGTTATGCGGCTACGCTAAAGCAGAACCTGAATTATTGGTCAAGCCTAGCGACAAAGAGATACTAATCACGGTTTCTAATTACCCTACAGGAAGGGCTGTCGCATTATTAGTTAGCGATAACCTTAATGAATGGACATTGGCAACTGATAATGGCGGGGATTTTTATATCCATTACGCAAGGGAAACAAATGAACCAGTAAGCTGGGCTGTGCCAGTGAATAGTGACAAAGCTTTCTTCAAGGCTATTGTCTTAACGTACAAAACAGAAAGGAATAAATGAAAACACCTATTGGATCGCGAACAATAACTGGGCCAGATATTGATTACGACAAGTACTGCAAGGTTAACACAAAGAACAAGAACATCCTTAAAAAGATTAAGTTACAGTTAAAGTTGGCTGAAGAATTAGCATTCACACTATCAGTAAACTTTGTTTGGCCTGAAGCGCACAATGGTAAGGCGATAACATACAATGTTGTTGGCGATAGCCAAACCTTTAACGGGAAGAAAGTGCTAAACCCAAAATCAAGAGTGACGCTCACAAGAATAAACAAGGATGGGACAGAGGATGTCCGATCCTTTTATGTGTCCACCTTGCCAAGAGCAATGATAAATTACATCTGCAAACAGAAAGGTATCAACCAAAGTATGCCGAGATTATTCAAGCTCAATGTTTGTTTTAAGGATAAGTCTCACAGTGTGCAGTTTGTGTCAGGTAAGAGGTCGCAAGCTAGATCACTCAAACATGCTCTCTTCAATGAAGATATACATAAAATACTGCATGAGTTAGGAGGCATACCTAGACCTATACCAATGGCTCAAAATGTTGAGGTGAAGCTAGATCCAGTACAAGACCTTGATGTGATCGAGAAGCTCGACGACTTGCAACGATTGAAACTTGGCTGGCACTTATAACTGGGCCAGATATAACCCCATACTAATACAGGGATACAAGCTAGGGTGTTAACTCTAGCTATTCCATTCGTATATTAACACATATAAATAGTTATTGACATGTGTTATTCAATATGCAATACTCTTTGTTGATGTACGAATGGAGTAGCTCGTAACCATGCTACCCCGATAAGTAATAATAAAATACACACAAAATATTATGGCAAAACAAACAGCACTAGAAGCGATGACAGTTGATATCGCTACAGCTAAGAGAGCAGCAGCAGTTTGCTTTCAGAACAAACGCCCCTTCATTGTATGGGGAAAGTACGGATGCGGTAAGTCTCAGATGATTGCTCAACTCGCAGAGAGTATGAGCGCAACTCTGTACGACTTCCGAACATCAGATAAGGAGCCGCCCGACTTGGCTGGACTCCCTGTAGCAGATCAAGTGAACCGATGTGTTCAGTGGCTTATTAATCACGACACGATTCCTTGGAAAAGATACGATGACAAAGGCAAGCACATCAAACCTAAGTACAAGAGAGCTATTCTCTTCCTTGATGAGTTTGATAGGAGCATGGTCGAGGTTATGAACGTGGCTCTTCAGATACTACTAGACCGTAAGGTTAATGGGCATGAGCTAGAGGATAACGTCCTTATATGTGCCGCTGGCAACGGTGAGTCTGACTCTGGCACTACGCCTATCACTGGCGCAGCAGCTACTAGGATGACTCACATTTACATTGACCCAACATTGGACTCATCCATCAAAGGATTCCAAGAGTACGCAAACAACAAAGGCATGGCTCCTTGGTTGTCATCTTATGTGGGATTCCGCAAGGAAGAGATACAAGGAGATCCGTTCACATTCGTTGAACGTGCTGAGCCTACGTTTAGGACATTGGAGTGGGCGCATGACTTGATTGAATCTTGTTATAAGATTGGCACTGACTGGGCAACTAGCCCATCTGTTATGAACTGCCTTGTGTACGGAACAGTAGGGCAAGTGGTTGGCCGTAGCATGATGGCATATCGCAAAATGTGTACTGAGTGTCCTCAACCTGATGACATCTACGATTCACCTCTTCAAACAAAATTACCTAAGGACGCTGGCGTTTACTACGCTACTGGTGTGGCGTTAGTGCAAGACATCAAACCTAAAGGTAAGTCTGAAGACATGAGCAAAACCAAAGCTGCATGCAGATATATAGGGCGATGGCCTGAGGAGCAGCAAGCTACGTTCTTTCGTAGAGCATCTGAAGCTAAGCTAAAGGTTGCGGCGACACCTGAGTACAAGGCATGGGAGAAAGAGTATAGGTCACTGCAAAGTAAGTAATAACTGGCCCAGATATAACCCAATAACAATATATGATTATGAGATTAGTAACCAAAGACAACGTAATACTAAAGCGGTTCAATGAGAACTGCATGCTGGTTAAGATTGGCATCAAGCTACCCGGCTCCAAGCAATTGATTGTACGGGCAGCTCAAGAGGCAGCGAACACGTTCAAAGCTGACGCTGAATCAATAGACAGTCACATTCGTAAGTTCACAAAGAAAGACTTGTCAGCCGTTCAAGAGATTGCAACTCAAGCTAGGCAGAAGATTAAGTTCTTCACAAGTACATGGGATGATCATGGATGGCGTATATGCAAGACAGAGTTCTACCCTGACCTATCCCGTGAGCTTGAAGAGCTGAAGCTAAAGTTTGATGATGCAGTAAATACCATAGTTAATGATAGGTATGAAGAGATCAAAGCTGACAGTCAACGTCGTGCTGGTGACTTGTGGGAAGATGTTAGATTCCCTGAGAAAGAAGAGTTCGCTACTCAATTTGACTTCATCATTGAAGTGGACGAGATAAAAGATCCTAAGGATGTGAAGATCAGCGGCCCTGCTGGACTAATGAAGGAAGTTCAAGAGCAGATGCAAAAGCGCAATGAGACAAAGCTTAAAGAAGCACAAACAGAAACGCTTGAAAGGGTTAAGAGTGTGCTTGCTGATACTGTATCAAGGCTAAAGCATTACGATACAGGGAAGGCTAAGTTTAGTGACGCTAAAAAGAAAGGTGACAAACCTACTAAGGTTAGGATATCTGACAGCGTTATCGATAATGTAGTCGAGGTTGGCAAAGTCATTAAGCAGATCAACCTAACTGATGATGAGTCTCTGAACAAAGCAGCCGACTCATTAACAGAAGTATTTTCTCGATTCCAAGGCAAGGACAATATGAAAGAGTTAAAAGAGAACCCTAAGAAAAGAAAGGAAGTAATCAAAGCGTCCGAAGATGTGACCGAGGTTCTTCAATCAATCGAACTGTAACCATATATCAATAACACACAATGAACAAAGTAACAGAAGCAATCAACAACATAACTGAAGAGGAGTGGGAAGGCTTACTCAAAACAGCCAAGTCTAAAGTTAATATTGGACACGACTACATATATACATCTCATCCAATAGGTGTTCCGTTTGTGGCTAAGTGGCAAGTCATACCTGACCCTTCAGTAGAAACAATGTGTACTGATGGTAAGACTCTGAGGTATAACCCTGAGTTCGCAAACAATCTGTCAGTCAACGCAAACAAGTTTGTAATACTCCATGAAGCTGGGCATCTACTGTTTGCTCATCATCTGAGAAGAGAAGATCGCAATCCAGACTTATGGAATGTTGCAGCAGACTTGGCAATGAACAGTCACTTCGTCCCTTACATCAAACAGTTAGGAGTGTGGCATGAATTAGTGAATGATATTGGGATACTGCTACCCCGTGAAGGGAAGTTCACAAAGTTGCCAGAGAACAAGTCAACTGAGTGGTACTACCATGAGTTAGAGATGGAGCTTCACGAACCCCCTCCTCCTCCGGGTGGTAAGCCATGCGATGATGGAAAGCCTGACGACGATGAGGGTAAAGGCAAGGGTGATAATAACGGAGATCCGAATGAGTCTGAAGACTCCAAAGGTCAAGACCAAGACTCTGGCAAGGGCGAGAGCGGCAGTTCAAGTTCAAATTCTGGAAGCTCTAGTGGCAATGACTCCGCATCACAACCCAGTACCACTAAGTCATTAAGCGAACGACTTAAAGATTACCTTGGCGATGAGGGCAAGATTGTTGGCCGTGTCGAGGACTCTGCAACCATGTGTGAAGAGGGCGCTGATGTTGCGGAGAATGAGTACCAAGAAACAGTATCCGAAGCAGTGGTTCTTATGAAGTCTCAAGGTCATGGCTTTGGCAATGAGTTGGATTTCCTTGAGGACATGCTTACACGAAAGGCAATCAATGATGTGTCATGGTTGAAGAGGTTGTTAGTTCAGTATGCTCCGGGTGGGCGTAACCATAAGAGAGTTAACAAGCGTTACTCATCTGGAGGTATCATCTTCCCTAAGAATGAAACCAAGGGTAGGAGTCACGGTCTTATCATGGTTGACACCTCTGGGTCTATGGGCAATGCAGAGTGTGACGAGGCGTTTGTTCAGATGAACAAGATCATTCAAGAGTTCCCTCACACCAAGATAACAATGGTGCAGTGCGACACTGACATACATGAGGAATCCATACGAGAGTTCAGCCGAAGCGACTTGCCATTACGAGTGCCTCGTAAATGGTACGGACGGGGAGGCACTGATATGGAGCCAGTATTAAAGTACGCTAAGGAAAACAAATACAAGTTTGATTGGGCGGTGTGCATAACTGACATGGAATGGGATTGGAAGAACTGTACTGATAGCGGAATAGTTACCAAGTTTGTTGCAGTTAATCCATACAGGCCGTTAGATATCAACATGCCGCAACGAGGGTACAGTTATGAAGAGGTGTATGTGAATGTATAACTGGGCCAGATATTAACTTAAACAAAACAAAAGCATGAACAATTATATATCAAAATTCAACGGGACAGCGAACGATAATGCGTTTGCGAAAGTTGCAAACGAGCTATGCAACGAGCTATCAATGCTCCTTTCTGTTCGCGGTATAGAGCCTGAGAGGACTGAGGTTTCTTCTAGTGATAGAGCATCTTCAATAGGATTCTATTGGGATGAGTTCGGTGAGCCAATCATAGGTAATCACTGCTTGTTTCTTAACTACAATGAAGAGGTAGAAGAGTTGTCCTTAGGGTATGAATGGCCATTATTCATTGACCACATGGGTGCAACTAGAAGTTTAAGACCAACCGATTGGTATCAAACTTCACATGAACATGAGATGTCGGATGCTCAGAAGTTATTAAGTTCTGTCACTATTAGGAAATGGATAAGGAACCAAACACATAAAATACCTTTAGCTCTTCTAAGTTCTCCTGAGAAATTAATTAAAAGAATAGAAAGGGAGCTTGATATCTATAAGGCATTTATAGATACGCTTATTCCTTATACTAATCAACGAATTGAAAGCGTAGATAAGATAAAAGAATCATTAAAGAATAGGGATATGTGGATGCAAGGGTTCAATCCAGAACACAACCACCACCACACCAGTAGTTGGTACTACCATGATTCTCTTGGAGAATCTGTGCAAGGATTTGTTGAGGTGGATGATGGTTGGGCATCCAGTGAAGGCAAAGGAATAACTAAAGAAGAAATGGAAATACGTTTTACATTTAAGGACGGTGCTGTTAGTAGGGAAAAGTATTCCAATATTGTTAGACAAGTAGCCAATATAATTAAGAAAGAAATTAAACAAGCATGAAAAGAACAGAAGCAGTAACCGCTTTCGTTGAGAAGCGTCAGAAAAAAGTAGGAACACTTATGTCAACTTTATTAAATGATAAAGATTATGGGCTAAAGCTACATGGTAACACCATTGCAAGATGGGATGGTGAAAAACTGTATGGCACGTTAGCTGGCTGGCCTACTGTTACAACTCGCAAGTGGCTTAACGACTTGTGTGATCAAATATATAGTAGCGTGTTAGAAGATGTTGAGATTTTCGGGAAATCAAACCTCTGCCCTAGCATGAGGCTGGTTAAGAAATGTTCTTTCCATCAGCACAAACATGAACAGTATATGTACAGGGTTGTGTCAACCGTAAGGAAAGCTGAATCAATTGAGATGAAGTGCCAAGGAGTAGGATATATACTTGAGCCAAGGCATGAAGCTGAAACTGTGCTGGATTGCAATGAGTGGATGAGGATATTGTAATGCCAGAGGAGTATGTTATTAAACTAACACAAAGAGAAAAAGATTCTCTAAAATGTAGCACGTTCCAAGAGTTCTTAATAAAGGCTGAGAGTGAAGGTCATCCTTACTGGACTCATTCTATTAAAAATATAATCGAACAAATCAATGAGCAAAACAACACGAAGCAAGAACAAGAAGAGGAATGTTCTCAGCTTGAATTACAAGATAGTGTCTAAGAACTGCCCCTTCTTTCATAGCCTTAAAGGTTTTATTGAAGTGTGCGCTGACTGTGACGGGTGGAATGACGAGCAGCTAAATGATCTCTTTGGTATTAGCGTTAACGAGGTACACGAATTCTATGACAAGTATACCATGCGGTCATGGAATGATGAGGTGCTTATCCCTATTGGGGTTTATCAGTTTGTTCTCTCTGTGATTGAGTCAAACAAGTATATATCTGACCACACTGCTAACAAAGAAGACATTGCTATTAGGGTGTGTACCGAAAGCACTAAGTCTGGGAGGTGGTTTAAGACCGAGCCTGTACTGAAATACTTCTACATCAGTAAGAATGCAAATGGCACGTTCACCTACAAGTTCAAGGAGTCTCAGTCAATTGTAATGAAGAGTGAAGTACCTGAGTTATCAACAAGGTACGGAACAGGAAGCATACACAACCAACAAGTATTAGTTAGAAACCCATGAATAAACCTAAACATGCAACTCACGTTAAACTGAAAACAGTTTATGAAGGAACCAATCGCGTTGCGATTGAAGATATAAAAAACATGGACTGCTTCAGGGGTTCTCCCGGTACTATCACATACTTGAGGCAACTCAGAGGAAACAACTGGGAAGAGCTTGGCTCTTTTGAGTTCGATGGTAAATGGCCTTTAACTGAAAAAGATAATGAGACAACAACCAAATAACTACGACTACGAGGTGAGCGATGCGCTACCTATGAGTGAAATTAGCGGGATTAAAGAAGAAGTAGAGGAGGGACTCAAGAGATTTGAGGCTAAGCAAGCAAACAAAAAACCCACATGGAAATGGGTTGAAGATAAACCAAAAACAAATGAGTGACGAAATACCAACAACTTATTGGGTGAAGATACAAGGAACCAACTATAGGCAGCCGGGTTATTCTGAAGACCTAACCTACAGAACCGCAAGATATATTCATACTCTTGACTACCAAGTTGCTAATATTTTTACAGAAATAATTCCATATATTATAGCACCAACACAACAGTTCATTGTTCACCATGAAGCTCATCCTGAGATAATAAGAAAGACTGAAGCTGATCTTATTAAATGGGGAGAGAGGCATTGTTTTATTACAATATTAATTAACCCAAGAGACAATGAGTTTGTTAACTCTCCCTTGCTATACAAGGAACGATTCTGGAACCCTAATGTGTTTAATGGAATCGTTGATCAAGGAGATTACATAACACAAAAACAGTGCGTTAAAATATTAAATCATTTGAGCATGCTGTATCCATTTATAGATGAGTACAGGATTAACCAAATGATTTCCGGGCGTAAGCCTATAGTGCAGTACCAATAAATAAATAGACAAATGAAAAACACAAATGAAAATAAAGTTAAACTAAAGTTAACTAAGGACTTGCTTACAGCGAGTTCTGAAATGACAGACAACCAAGCTAGGTTCTTGGTGGACACCTATTACCAAATGCAAGACGCGAGGATTCGCTCCTCTGCACAAGTGAGGGGATTGAAAGAAGGCGATGAGCCTTCACATGTGATGAGTTGGATTGAGGATATTAATATCCAGCTTGAGGACAACATTAAAAAGGCGTTACATAAGTACGCTCTTGGTCATCCTGTTGGTCAGTGGTCTCTAGGAATAATGGGTATTGGCCCGGTGATATCCGCTGGACTTCTTGCTTACATAGACATTAAGCAAGCCCCTACTGTTGGACACATATGGCGCTACGCTGGGCAAGACCCAACATGTAAATGGAACAAAGGAGAGAAGCGCCCTTGGAACGCTAACCTCAAGACACTATGCTGGAAGATGGGCGAGTGCTTTGTGAAAGTTAAGAATAATGATTCCGATTTCTACGGAAAAATATTTGATGAACGTAAGATTTGGGAGTCGGCTAACAATGAGAAGCTTATGTATAAATCCCAAGCTGATGAGGGAGCTAAGCGCGTAGGAAAAACTACTGAAGCTTACAAGTCTTATAGTGTAGGTAAGTTACCCGCTGGTCATATCCACGCAAGAGCAAAGCGTTACGCTGTGAAGTTGTTCCTTTCACATTGGCATGATATTGCTTACAGAAACCACTACAAGTCTGCACCCCCATTCCCGTATCCCATTGCACATATGGGACACGCACACCAGATACCAGTACCAAATACAATTGCTGCATAATCTCTATTTAGAGTCACGGACGTAGAGAGAACCACAAAGAGAGAACGAGTCACGAGAAAAGAGAGAACCAATGATGTCGAACGAGTCACCATTTTCGTGAGAACCAAAGGATAAGAACGAGTCACCGTTTTCGTGAGAACCATGAGTGAAGAACGAGTCACTCTCAGTGAGAGAGCCAATAAAGAAGAACGAGTCAGCACCGTCGTGAGAACCATGTATAAAGAACGAGTCAGTCTAACTGAGAGAACCAAGGAGATAAAACGAGTCATACTTATTGAGAGAACCACAAATCTAGAACGAGTCATTCATTGGGAGAGAACCATTAACCTCGAACGAGTCACACCCAATGAGAGAACCAAAATCAGAGAACGAGTCACTTTTGCTGAGAGAACCAATGATGAAGAACGAGTCACTTGATGAGAGAGAACCAAAATGTGAGAACGAGTTATGCATTAGGAGTGTGCCACTATGAACGAACGAGTCAACAAACAGGAGAGTACCAATAAACCCGAACGAGTCACTAGAAAAGAGAGAACCAACTTCAAGGAACGAACCACTAACAAGGAGAGAGCCAACGATTTTGAGTGAGTCAGATCCCCCGAGAGTGCCAATAGAATTGAACGAGTCAAATCGCCAGATAAGAAACATCAAAGCCGAACGAGTCATACCGACCGAGAGAACCAGTATACGCGAACGAGTCGCTCTAGCTGAGAGAACCATGACTGATGAACGAACCACTCAATGCGAGAGAACCAAATTATTAGAGTGAGTCATATATAAGCGATAGAAACAATTATGTAGAACGAGTTATAAAATGCAAGAGAACCAAAAACTAGAACGTTAAAAAATGATAAACAAAGATATAAAAGAATTAAGAATGGACGCTCTGAAGAACTGTGTTAAAACAGAGCAAAAAATTAACGGGTTAAAGAGGACAGCAGTGAGAAAGTTACTAAGCGTTCTTAACCGTGAGGCTATTGCTAAGGTTTATGCCATAGCAATAGACCGTAACAATCACATCAAGTAAGTAATATTGACATGTATAAACTAATAAATTATTTTAAATGTTCTGCTAGTGCTGTTGTGTGTATTAAGCAGATGGTTACAGGGGCGGGACTTTTATGTCCCGTCCTTTTACTTCTTGCCGCTGGCAATGATACTTCTTTCACCACTAAGGCAAGCTGGTACGGCAAGCCAAACGGTAAAGGAGGATACGTTGATTGCGGTACTGTTACCGCTTACGGTAAGAGATACGACTCATCTAAATTAGTTTGCGCTAGTTGGGAGTTCCCAGAAGGGACTAAGCTAAAGGTGAGTCTCGGAAAAACAAAACATGTGATAGTTGAAGTAGTTGATAAAGGGCCGGGTCGAAGGCTCTCTAAAGAAAGAAGAATTGATTTAAGTCTTGGCGCTTTCAGTAAGCTGTGTAGCCCAAGCGCTGGCTTAATCAAAGTCACTGTTCAAAAAATTTAGAATATGTACAGCGATAATGCTTTACATTTCACAATGAGAAACTACATTGTTTCTTTTAAGAAAACAAATTATGTCATTATTCAAACAAGCAAAAAGATCAGACCGTAAACTTAGAATGGCTATTGCTGGCGTATCAGGCAGCGGTAAAACCTTTACCAGCCTTGGGTTGGCCTCGTTACTGGGTGATAGTACAGCAGTGATAGACACAGAGCGATCAAGCTCAGAAATATACAGCACTAAGTGGCCATTCCTTGTGTGCAACTTAGACTCTTATCACCCTCAAAAATATATTGATGCTTTGAATGAAGCAGCAAAGGCTGGCGTGGAGACAGTAGTAATAGACTCACTAAGTCATGCTTGGTCAGGCAAGGATGGGGCGCTAGATCAAGTGTCAAAGGCTGGAAAATCATTCAACGCTTGGTCTAAAGTGACACCCTTACAAGACAAGTTAATGGATACGATATTAAAGTATCCGGGTCATGTCATATGTACAATGCGGCGCAAGACTTCTTATGAACAGTCAAGAGATGACAACGGAAAACTTTCTATCACTAAAACAGGGATGGCCTCTATTCAGAGAGAAGGAGTGGACTATGAGTTTGATATCTTTGCAACAATGGACGGTCAAAACAATATGACTATAGAGAAGTCAAGGTGTCCTGAGTTAAGTGGTGAAATATTTGCACACCCCGGAGAGGAAGTGTCTAACATTATTAAGAAATGGCTTGAAGGCGAGAGCCAATCTTCACCTAAGCTTAAAAAACCTAAAGAAAAAGATGTACCTATGCCTACACTCCCACCTAAATCTAGTCTACCTGAGAAGGCGGTTAACGATTTAAGTAAACTCTTTGCTGGTAAGGAGGATATGGTTATAAAGTTCCTAAAAATAAAAGGGCAGATAAAGGAAGGGGAAACTTGGCAGCAAATGACTTCAGAGTACGCATCAAAAGTACTTCAATCCCCGTCTGTTTTCTTAGCCTCTGTTGTGGCACAATGCGATTCGTAATTAAAGAATGTCAAAAGGAGAAATACAAGAGTCTCTTAAACAAGAGGCCGACGAAAGAGGAGGCAAGCCAAGTGCTTCAGGCATATCGAGAATTGCGCTCTGCCCCGGCTCTTACCAGATGGAAAGCCAAGCACCGCCGCAACCCAGTAGTCCTATAGCAGAACGGGGTACTCGCATTCACGCATTCATGGAGGGTGATGATGTAGTCCTTTCCAATGAGGAACAAGCAGTAGCAGATGAACTTAAAGAGTTTGATTCATTGATACTGCATGACTGTGATGAGCTTATCCGTGAGGTTAGGATGTGGTATGTCTGGGAAGATGGTGAAAAACTTTTCTCTGGCAAGTTGGATGTCGGAGGTGTTGATAAGGTTACTGGAGAATCAGTAGTTGTTAACTATAAAACTGGTATGGGTCAGGAGGTTGCTAAAGAAAACTGGCAAGCTATGGCTGAGAGTGTACTATTCCATGATCATTACAATCCGGGCAAGCCTGTTAGGTATTGTTTTGTTCAACCTGAATCTCCTTATGGTAAAATGGTTTGTCATGTGTTCTCACTTTCCGAGTTAACTGCTGCTAGAAAAAAACTTCTTCGGGTTATCAGTCTAAGCAATAGTAAAAACGCTAAACTTTACCCAAGTGAAAAAGCATGTAAGTGGTGCAATGCTGTTTCTTTTTGTGGCGCTGCAAGTTGGACAGTTGAAAATGCATTAAAGGAAGATGCTGGGCCTATGTCTAATATGGAACCTCCAGACAGAGCAAACATTCTCGCGTCCTTAAAAGAAGCAAAAGAAAAAGCTGTAGCTGCATACGATTCACGGGCTGAAGAAGCGAGAACGTTACTAGCAGAAGACTCAACATCAATAACTGGTTGGAAGATCCGAAGCGGGAGATCAATAAGTAGAGTATCAAGTACAGAAAAAGCTTTCGCTGTTGCCAGAGAAGCTGGAGTAAGTACTGAGGATTTCTTGAAGTCATGCAGTGTTACAACTGGTAGGTTTAAAAAACTTGTTGGAGATCGCGGAGCAGTTAGCGATATGTTGATGAACCCCGCTTACGGAGATGTTATTAGTATCACTCAGAGCAAACCTAGTTTATTGAAATCATAATGGTAGACGACTACCCCACTATATCTCTGGACTCAGGGCAAGTTGACCTTGCGATTAAGAAAGCTGAAGAACTCGTAGATCACTTCATGCCTAAGATTGTTAAAAGAAATAAAACAGGATCAACAATACCTGAGCAGACAGTTCAAGAGCGTGTGAGTAGGTTATACAGAGATCAGCTTACAGGACAGTTATCTCAATTAGCTATTACTCTTTACATGACAGGGACAGATCAAATGTACCGAGTGCAAAGATGGAGTTGCATGCTACATCCAGATAAAGGAGATGATGGTTATGATATACCGGGGCTTAGAATGGATGTTAAAGGAACAAGGATAAAGAAAGGCAAAGATCCAAGGGAATATTCCTTAGTTATTAGACCAAAGGAACGGAAGCCTGAATGGACATACGCCTTAGTACTCGTTGAGGTGCGTGATGATAAAGCCCTATGCCATATTATGGGATGGGCTACTGATGAAGAGCTGGAGGGTAACGTTCCTAGTTCTGGTATATTTAAGGGAGCGCATGTGCTTAGTTATAACAAGCTACATTCCCTGCCAAAATTTGTTTGGGATTTATGAGTATCAACTCAAGACAGAAAGGGGCTAGGTCTGAACGTGAATTTGCATCAATGCTAAAGGAAGCTGGATGGGATACATGTACAATGAGAGGTTGTCAGAATGCTGGCCGAGATGCTGGAGGCACTGCTGCTCCTGATATTATATGCGAAGACTTGAGCGCTTTTCATTTTGAAGTAAAGAACAGACAAAAAGGAGCAACAAGAGATGGGTATGAGCAAGCGTCTAGAGATGCAAAGCCGGGACAAATGCCAATATATGGATTTAAAAAGAACAATGCACCGTGGTTAGTGTGCTTGAGCTTTGATGATTTTATGAAACTAACCAGAGAACTAGACGAAAGTATAAGAAAGAATGACGGAAACATTACCGAACAGTGAAGACATGGAGAAAGCCCTATTGGGCTGCATGATATTGGAACCCGATGAAGTTATTCCAAATATTATTAGCGAACACAAGAACATAGCTGAGTACTTCTTGTCCATTAGGACAAGGGTTGTGTTCAATACTATCATGGAATTGTTATCAACGGGTAAAGCTATAGATGAAAACACAATAATCGATTCGCTTAAAAAGAAAGATAAGCTTGATAATATAGGAGGAGTTATATTTGTTTGTTCATTAGCAGATCAAAGCCCTTCAGCAAAAAACTATTCTTATTACGCTGATATATTGAGGGATTATTATGTCAGAAGGAGTTTAATAATTATGAGTAAGGATGCTCTGCATGATGCACAGAAAGCAGAAACCGCTGAGATCGCACTTGAAAACACACAAAAGAAAGTGATGAGTATCGCTCAAGATCAAGCACAAAAAGGTGAGCGTCCTACTTCAGTAATGGTAACAGACTACCTACAAAAACTACAGGACAGTATAGACAACCCTCAAGAAACTTACGGCCTGATGACAGGATGGGCTGATATTGATAATACTGTTAAAGGATTACAGCCAGCTAACATAGTAGTCATAGCAGCTAGGCCAAGCGTTGGTAAGACATCGCTTGCAATGAACATGGCTCGTCATGTTGCTGTAGACCAGCGCAAGCCTGTTGGTGTTTTTAGTTTAGAGATGAGCGCTGACGCACTAATACAACGCATGATTCACACTCAAGCTAGATGTCCTAAGGATGACTGGGCTGGGAGAATTGACGATCTTAGTAAAGCTGCTTCTGATGTTGCTAATGCCCCGCTGCATATTGATGATAGATCTGGGTTGTCGGTGCAGCAAATTGCTGCTTCAGCAAGACGTATGATGGCGCAGCATTCTATTGAGCTACTGGTAGTGGACTACTTGCAGCTTATAAGAAGCACAAAAACAAAAGGAACAAGGAACGATGAAGTCACTGAAATTTCTAGTGGGTGCAAAGCTTTAGCTAAAGATTTAAACATACCAATATTGTTACTAAGCCAGATAAATAGGTCTGCTGAGATAGCAGAAAGAAAACCTAGATGTTCTGACTTGAGAGACTCTGGTTCTATAGAACAAGACGCAGATCAAATATGGTTTATCTATAAAGACCTTGAGCATAAGCCAGATGAGAGCGCATCAGGAGTTCCAGTGTGGATATCGATTGATAAGAACAGGGACGGAGTTAGTGGTGTGAGATTTCCTTTTGTTTTCTTAAAGGATTACACTAGGTTTGAGTCAGGGACAATTGCAGAACCATTAAGTGGTAATGCGTAACGTGCTAGGTATATAAACATATCCTTAGGATGATTAAGAACTAGCAAGGTTAAGGTGTTTTCATTTACAATGGTTAAGGAATTTTCTTAATGAGCATAGAAGTTACAAAAGAAGAAGGAACAGTGACAGTACCTCTGTTCACTAATACAAGCAAAGCGGCAAAGATATTGGGGGTAAGTAAAGCTTATGTCTCTGCATTAAAGAAAGCCGCCGACATAGGGGGAGCCAGAGTGTTTAGGTTTCAGAGGTTAGTAGAATTTCTGGATGAGAACCCTGACTTTAGAGTAAGTAATGTTTACCCTCGTAAACATGTAAAGGATTCTAGTGAATCTGTTGAGGGTTAGTAATAAAGTATATTTTATATGATTAGGGAGATTAGGGCTTTGCCCCTGACTCCCTTTTTTATGTCTCAAATTTTAAACATGGTTAAACATTTTGATAAGTTACCTCCATACTTGTGTCGAGTTCTAGCAAGGAAGGGAAGGAAGGCGTTAACAAACCAAGATATTTCTAGTATTAGCGGACTAACAGTTAAGAGGGTTGGTGAGATCTCAAGATTAAAAAGCTGGGGGTCTGTGCCTTTAGCTCAGATTAACGCATTCACTAAAGCATGCGGCGTTGATTTAATTAATCAATCAAACGTTAGGAAGTATTTAAAACGAGGGCCGAAGATGGCTCACGTTAACAAAGCTAAAAACAAATCATACCTAATAAGGCTTATGGGTTTGTAATATCTGGCCCAGATAATATGAAAAAGAAAAAGACAAAAAACCTACCACAATTAATTAACGAGTACCTATCTTTCAAGATGGTTACTAAATCTAAAAACACTATAAGCAACATGGAGACAACGCTTCTCCACTATGCACAGTTTTGTTTAGACAGAAAGCGTCACCCATTAAAAGAGGATACAGTTTTCAAGTGGGTGTCCAACCTTAGATTTGGTAACAAGAAAAGAAAAGGCAACACAATTAATAACTATATATCTAGACTTAAAACATTCCTTAATTATCTAGTTAATGTTGGTTACATTGATTCAAACCCTGCCAAGATGGTTGACTTACTTCCTCCAGAACACAAAGAGATAGTTGGGTTTAATCACAATGATGCTAAAGTGCTTATTCAGTCTGCTGGTAAGCATAGACATAGTAACTATTGGGTTCCTATGATACTGCTTGGGTGGCATTATGGCATGAGGATATCTGATTGCTCCCACATAAAACATAAAGAGGTAGATATGAATTATAGACAAATTAATTTCTTACCAAAAAAGCAGAGAAGGAGATACATAAGACTGCCTCTTCATCCTGATGTTTATGATGCATTTAATAACGCTGAACTAGGAGAAGGAGAGTATATGTTCCCAGATGCTGTTAGGAAGTATGAAGTTAAGACTTTAAGTTGCGAGTTTAAATCAATTATCAAGTCAGCTAAGCTCCCAGAAAGCTACACATTCCATTGCTTGCGTCACGGAGCAGCCACTAACATGCTGAAGATGGGGATAAGAATGACAACCATCACTGAGATCATTGGTTGGTCTAGCCCTACAATGCTGTATAAATATATGGATACAGACCAAGAGGAAATGGATAAGGTATTAGATATGAAATCTATTACTGTTTAACGACTAAGGTTTCTGGATAAGTTTCTACTTAGGTTTCTTCCGGGTCTTCCACTAGAGTTAACTCTCCTAGTTGCTGACTCCCTAAAGACACTTCCTCCTCCTATTTGCCTAAGCCCTTTGTCCCAATCATCTAACAAATCTTTAACATACTTTAAATCTTCTGGGTTGTTAGTTCTTAACCCTTCGTAAAAAGCCCTCTTGGTAGGTGAGGATTTCCAAGCTCCACGAATAGGGCTTAACCCTCTAAGAGCAGATCTTATCTGCCTCCTTGCTTCATCCCTGTTCTTGTAAAGCTTTTGCTCTACAGCAATTTCAACCATATAGTTAAAGGTTCGTTTAGCTTCTTTGAAATTCCCATTGCCAACATGCCCAGCCCATATTTTCTTAGGAGCAGTTAAAGCATTTGAGTTCCCCGTAGAAAACGGTGAACGAGTAAATGCTGTTGGCGACCTCATGTTGTCCCCCCTGTTTAAAGTAAGCCTTCTGATTAGCCTTACCCCATTCAAGTTCCTATTCATCCCTTCAGCATAAGGCATGAATCTAGTTACTGCTCTAGTAATAGGGAGAAAACTGTTTGCAAATCTAACACCATGCACTGACCAAGCATCTCCCTTAAAGTCACCCCCTGCCACATCGGAAGCAAAGTGAACTACATTACCTATCTTACCTATCAAAAGATTACCCGGAGTGTTAATAGCTCTGCCCGGTAGCCCAGTGAAGTAAGCGTTCAAAGCTCCTCCAACGAATGGAACTGGAGTTGCAGCTAGTCCAAGATAAGATAATGCTTTTTCTTCTGTTGAGCTAGTCTCGTTTGGTAAAACAGTTATTCTCTGTCTACCAAATGCTACTTGCTCTACCTCTCGCATCAACATTTCAAACACCCAGTTCTCTGGGACAGCGGAACCTAATGCCATACCTATCCAAATCATTGAATTGAAAAACTCTCTAAGCCTACCAGCTTGGCCTGACCTACCAAATGCTGCCTTAGCCCATACTGTTGCTGCATTAGCTGGCCAACCCATCAAAGGAAAGAACCATCTGGCTGCTGTGCTTGTCCTAAATTGAAGTGGTCTGTTACTTGGCGTTGACATGTTAATGGTTGTCACCATAACTGAGGCCATGCTGTCTCTTTGGGGTGCAGTAAAAAGATTTATATGGCGTGTGCTTTCGCCTGTTCTTTCAGCAGCTTCAAGCTTAGCCCAAAATTCTTTAACTGTTTCGTCGATGTTTGAAACCCCAGCCTTCGACGCAAAGTTTCTCATTTCAGAAAATGAAGCTTTGTTCCCATTTGTTAATTCTTCTGGTGTTATAAACTCATCAAGACTAACCCCTTCTTCTTTCCTAGCATAGTAAGCTTCTCTTGCTCTCTTTTCTAAATGGTGAGCAACGTTATATCCTAATTTAGCTAAGATGTTATTGCCGTATAAATCACCTAACCTTGGGAAGATTGGTTTACCAACAAGAGCTAAGCCAGACTCATACTGCCCCATTATTCCACCAAGTGTTCTAGCTAACAAGTTGTCGCTAGATTCTACTAGCCTTCCTCCTGTCTCCACAAACCTATCAAAGTTCCCAGCAGTTTCTGATGGATCAACAGGCATAGACAGCCCCCGCTGCGCCAACATCTCATACTCCCTGTTGCGTTGAGGTATAACATTTGCAATTTCTTCTGTTATAGGGTGCAGAAACCCTCTCAATATAGCGTCAGGTCTCCCTTTAGTTTCAATCCCTTTCTTAATTGCGCTGGGTAAACTCTTTGTAACGATACCTACAGTTGCGGCTTTGCCTCCGTAGTATCCAGTTTTAAGCGCAAGTGTCAGTGCTTGTTGTAATGTGTAAACCATGCCAATCGCAAAACCCTTAGGGGTTAAGACTGCACCATTACCAAGTAAATTATTGTAAGTTAATCCACCGTGTATAGGAGCTTCTGCTAAGTTTCTAGACAGTGTTAAGATAGACATCAAAACACCACCAATTGTAGATCTATAAAATCTTTCCCCGCCTCCCGGCGCTAGATCAGCGCTATACTCTGAGCTTCCTACCTGAGTAAAAGCTTTCTTGTAGCTATCAGAATACTTTTCAAGTAGGGCTATTTTAGATCTAATAAACTTCCTTACATCTGGATATACCCCGCCAACTTTTATATCCATGCCAAGCTCTTTCGCTACGGCTTCTTGAACCTTTCTGTTTTTCTTTCTTAAACCAAGTCTCTTAGCGTACTTTTCTTCAAGCTTACCAATAAGATTTCCAGTGCTTAAATTATTTAACTCTTGAACAGCAGAGTCGATTGCCCGAACAACGTTAGCTGCTGGGCCAGTAGCTCCTTTAAACCCAAATCCGCCAAACTCATAATCATTATTAAACCCATAGTCGTAAAAGAAATAAGGAGCTAATACATCTTTCCTTTGAGTTTCAAAAGGACTTGCACTCCTATAGTTCTGTACAGTTACAGAGCTTTCCCCTTCTGGTTCCTTAACCTCCTTGCCCATAACTTTCTCAAGATTATCAAGCACTGGGGTAATGTCTTCCATTAACATTTCTTTAGCTTTACTAACGCTTTCAAGTGATCCGATATCAGCTATCCTTTGAGCAACATAATCAGGGACTGACATATCAACATCTTCGTGGCGTTTCTCCCTGACCTCTGCTGCTATAGTGTTATAAACAGATTCACTTATCCCATCTTCTTTAGTAGAGCGAACCCATTGCGGATTTCTATCTCCTATGAAAGCTATTAAAGCATTTGATGTTTCTTCTGATTCATTAAATAATATATCGTACAGACTTGATTTAGGGCTATCCTTAAACTGTGCATACTCTTCTATTAAATTTATTCCTGTATCACTAAACCTTCTAGGCAACATCATCTTACCACGCCGAACTGGTAATCGCATAGTGCCAAGTATGCCTTTAATTTTTTGAGGCTGAATATCCTCGTTGTACTCAGTTACTTCCTTATTAAATTGAAATGCTTCCTCTGTGATCTGATTTTCATACTGAAGTAACTCTATATCCTCCTTGGTAACAACATGTCCATTGCTAAGAGCTTGTCCAACTTCGTAGTTATTACCGTCTTCTTGATAACTTGCCCTTAATTCTCGGCCAACATCTTCGTTCCATTGCCTTACAGCTTCAATTGCTGTAGTCCTTTCCCCGAACCATTGCTTTTCATAGCCGTGACTTTTAGCTGCATCATAAACAAGATTCCTCCACTTAGGCTGAGTCCTTTCTTGCCATGCTGAGAACCAAGAGTAGTAAAGGTTATGCGCTTCAATATATTTCTTGGCGATAGCAGCAGACTTAGTTGGTAAATCAGACAGCATAGCATCCATTACACCAAGAAAGATAGTCTGCCCGTATTTAGTTGGAGTGGCTCGTTGATTTGTCGTGTGGTGCATAACCATCTCCGACAAGTACATACTATTAATTCGTTTAAGAGTGTTGTTGTAAAACCCAAAGTAAGGGCTGTCAGTGTTCTCGCTTAACCAGTTTTGTATATCCGAAGCCGCCTCTTTTAATTTAGCTAGGTTTTCTAAAGCTGAAACATCTCCGTTTTTACCTCCACTAAGAAGCTTAACTTTAACGACATTTTCTTGTTTATCTTGCGAATCAATTTTATTTGGAGGCTTAGGTATAGTAATGTAACCCTCTGCAAACTCTTCAAAAATATCAGGCAATCCAGAAGGCTTATCTTCTGAGAGGCCAGCCGCTTCAGCAGTTACCCTTCTGTACTCCACGAACTCTGGGTCACTAAGAACTCGGTCTAATGTGGCAATAGCTTCCTTTGTGTTAGAAAGACTTCTTAGTTTAGCTTTTATGTTACCGAGTGATTGCTGCATTAAAAGCTGCGCTCTAGCTTTCTTTGTTGTTAGGTCTCGCACATCTTTCATTGCGTCTTTGATAGCCTTGGCTCTTGTAGACGGGTCTTTGATTGCACCTATTAAAGCTTTAGCACTTGACTCAACATCAAGCATATTAATGTCAGGATCTTCTGATAAAGCAACAGCGAGCATGTTCTTTTTAATGTTCGCATTACTTGAGATAAGTGTGGATGCGACACGATACATGTCTCTATCCTTGCTTGTTATCTTTTCACCTAAACCTTTCTTAACTTCTTTTAACCAATTAAATATTTCGTTACCAAACTCGGCTGTATTTGGAATAGTCGATGGGTCTTTAAGTAAAATCTCTTGTCCAGTAGGAGTAGAGTACAACAAGGACACAACCTCCTTAACTTTGTTATTTAAGTCTGGAGTGTTTCTTTGCATTTGCTGTAGCACAGCAAGATCAGATACGGCTTGGACTACTGAAGAATTCCTAGCCATCTCGCTAGTGATTTCCCCTGTTGAAAGAATCTTAATTGCTGTATCAAGAGCCTTGCTTGCATCAGCTTCAGCTTCTCTATACCAATCAGCAGCAGTCTTCTTACCAACTACATCACGCATCCTTTTAGCAAACTGCTCCCCTTTTATTTCCTCTTCAAGTTTGGTTAACCTTTTATTGAGTATCTCTCTTCGCCTCTCAATTATTTTGAGGAACTCAAAAGCATAGAGAGAAGTAGCATTTGCTAACTCAGGATGCCCATCGTCTATAAACTTTTGAATAATTGTTTCAAACTCTGCCTTCTCTGGAAGTTGGTTAGTGAGTGCATTAATCCTGTCTCCTTTAGACAAGTTCAACATTTTTCTGACAGACTCATTAGCGTCCGCTGGTATATGTTTTCTTATTAAAGTGTCTACTTTGCTAGTAGCAGCAGCAGACTGACGAACAAGATTGGCAGCTTTATCATCTTTGCCTTGTTCTTGTAAAAGCCTGACACCAGATTCAACTCTGCTTGGATTTGTTACTGCACTAACACTAGCTGACTCCACATTATTCCTAAACAACATCCCTCCGGGCATAGCTGCTCTGACTATGCTGGCTTGTTTAGGGACATTAAATATAGCGGCAACCTCAGAATAAAACTGTCTCTCACGATTTCTTAATCTAGCTCCTTTTAAGGAAGCTGCACTTAGTATCGCATCTACAATCGACTTAACATACTCAACACCTTTCCTGAATGCGCTTTGATTGTTCCTGTTTACTAAGCCATTAGCATAGTACTCATCAGTGTTTGATAAGTAATATGTATCTTGAATTATTTCATTAAGAGCTTCCTCGTTAAGATCTGGTAGTAGCTCTGGGTATTGCTGAGATGTTACTTCCCCTCTGCTTTGAATCTGCTTTAGCACTTGATAGGATCGCTTACCTCTCTCATCTTTACGCTTACTTAGCTGTGCAACCTTCTTGGAAAGTTCGCTGTTCCTGAGAGACCTTGCTTCGCTTCTTAAATTTTGAGGTAAAAGCTTTGCTGTGAAGTGGGCTATTTCTTCCGCAACAACATCGGGGCTAGTGTTACCATTAGAAGCAATGCGAGCTAAGTTTAAAACAGAATTAAAAGTGCCTTCGTAAGTTATGTTAGTGTTGCCATCAGAATCAATCTTAGGAACAACTTCCATTGTTAACGATTGAAGCAAGTCGGGATGTATTGATTGTAAAAGCCTTAAACCTTGGCTTCTTTGTTCTTGTGATAACCCTATATCATCTCTGGATAATAAATCTTCAAGCTGCTGTTTGCCTTGGGCTGTTTGAGTTTCATTAGATACGCCCGTAGTGTTTTCAGCTTGAGGTTTTTTTGCTTTTATCTTGGCTTGTGATCCATGAATCCTCTGGTAAAGCTCATAAGCAACATCAGCTATTGCATTTGCTGTTCTAGGATCAACAGCTTTTGCCCACTCAAGAACTTTTTCTGGGTTATTTATAAAGCCTTGTTCATCTATATGACCCTCTTCCCTTAGCGCTTCAAGCCTACCAGCTAATACTTTGCTGTTTGATATTACATCAATATATTTTTGAATAACATTAGCCTGTGTTCCTCCTAGTGACTCTCTTTCTATAGCAGCTTCATTTGTCTCAGGAGCCGCATCAACTTCACTGGATGGAACATCAGCTAACCTATTTGAAACTTCCCCATCTTCAACCTTAGACTCATCAATAGATTCTAAAGTTCTTGATTGGGTTTCTTCCATTCCTTTCTGCTCTTTACTCCTAGCAACTATATTAGATATAGCCACCAAGTTCATACCCTCAAAATCTTCTTGAACAATTTTAACCAACTCCTTCTTTGCTTGGGTTTGGTTTTTAGAATTAAGTTTAGAGTCTTCACTTACCTTAGAGTAGTCAGGGCTTTCTTCTTTTACACTCTTCTTATCGTATGCAAAAGCAAACCCTTGCTTGTACTGCCTAAGGTACATTGTCCTACCAGAAACCTTTAACTTTATAATCCCATCTTTATCTTTATTTTCAGTAACGGTTACTTCACCAGAAAGTTTTTTTAATGAGTCTTGCTCTAGGTTTTCAGTGTCAGTTATTTGCCTCCCTTGAGTATTCCTACCCATTATCTCATTATACCTACTGCCTTCAGTTAGTAGTTGAAATGAGTTCTCTAATAACTGGCCCAGTTTTTGAGCGCTTAACTCTGCTCTAGGGTAAACACCTTCTTTCCTGTATCTGTTGGTAGCAAGTATGATTGAGTTAATACCCTCCTCGCTTAGCATTCCAGAATCTAACATCAAACCTAAAGCGGTTTTAGTTTTCTCATCTTTTACATTAGAAATAATTTCTTCAGCAAATGTCTTATCGCTACCTTTTCTCTTTAACTTTGTTTTAGCTTCGCTGACTTTTTTAGAAATCTTATTACTTGAATTAAATTCCCATATTGGATTCTCTAATGGATTACCCTCTTCATCTAAATTAGCTAAAGCGTTTTTAGTAAGCATGCTATCAGGGATGATTGCCCCGTTTATAACTTGCTTTCCTTTCTTGCCATCTCTTGAGTCAACTGTAACTTGATTCAACCCTTCTTCAGTTAGCCTGTAGACCCACTGTCTTTTGCCTTGTCGAATATACCCAACATCAATTTTACCAGTAGTTCTGTTTATCTTAATAGATAATGGATTTTGATTCGGGCCAAGAGTTAAATTAATGTCGTATTCTTCTGAAGCTTTCTTGCCCTGTATTGCTTCTGGGTAATAACGTTTATTCCCAGCGCCTCTTTGACTAGCAAGAACAATAGTGCCGGGATCTGGATCAGTATAAGATTCACGCTCTTGCTTTACCTCTGTTTCTAATTCTTTTTGATCTTCAGATTTTTTGTTAGATACAGGTTTTGCTGCCTTATCTTGTTTGGTTTCTGGGAGCTTAGCACTCGGCCCTTTTTTCTTAGCAGCTTTTTTCTTAGTAGCTTTTTTCTTTTCGTCTGGCTTTGATACTTCAAGATACCTTTGCGTCTTGTTTAAGTCTTTGAATACAGATTCTGGGAGAGGCTCGCTTGTGGATTTTTTAGGTGTAGGTTTTTTTCTAACCTTCCTGTTAGCTACATCTTTAATATTATTAAGAAGACCTTTAGCTTTATTTCTAAAATTATTTAACCCTCCACCGCTTTCGTTCTCTCGGCTAAGCTTATTATAACCATCTTTTATCTTGTTTCTGGCTTCACTCAACCCCGGCTCAAGTTCTTCCTCTTCTGTAACTCTTTCTTCCCTATTAAAACCAAATCTATCGGTAGGATTAACACCTTCCATTGCGCTGCGAGGAGTTCCATCATCTTCTGGAATAGTGTTTGTAGCCACGGATTCTCTGGCTTGATCTAAACTTCCAGCATCCTCGTCCTTCTCAACTTTCTTTTGGTTTAAATTTTGATATCTAGTTGAATCCATTGGGGTGGATTCGTCTTTAACCTCTTGCCTTAAAGTAGTTGGTTCACCTATTGGGGTAGTATCATCTTCAAGTTGTTTTTCTAGCTGTGTTTGATCTACACTAGAGAACCCTTCCATATAAGCTGAAGCAACCTCTTCACCAAACTCCTTTTTAAGCCTGTTGTATTTAGTTATTGATGAGCTAGTAAACCCTGACTCAGCATCAGCCTTACCTTCAGCGAAAGATTGATTGAGTATATCTTCACCTACAACTGGCTCTGACAATCCATCATCAGGAGTAACAATATCTTCTTGAGTCTGCTCTGGAGTAACGCCTTCAGCTTCCTTGCTGTACTGGTCGTACTGCTTGAGCATCGCTTCCTCAATTTGCTTTGCCGCATCGACAACATCTTCTTCAGCGATACCAAACTCTTCAGCATGCTTTCTTATGAAAGCCTCAATATCTGGAGCAAAGTCATCTACTTCCTCTCCTTCTATACCTCGCTTCCCAATTTTAGTATTTTTCCAGTTTTCAAAGTTCTGAGCAAATGCTGTCGTGCCTCCAATCTTAGCCCCAGATAATCCACCTAGAAATCCATCATGCAAACCACGGGTAAAGATATCTATGTTTGACCTTTTAGGGTCGAAAGTTTTTTGAGCTAAAATTCCCTGAAGGGTAGAATCCAGCCCTTCCTCTACAAACTCAGCGCCGAACTGCTTAGAAGCATCTGATCCTGTTCTGGTAAATATACCATAGAAGTCCTTAATAACTTCCCTACCTTTAGTCGGGTTAGCGAACACTCTTTCAATACCAGTAGCGCCAAACAAACTAACCAATGAGGCAGTGATAGCGCCAGAAGCTATAGCTGGCTTGAGTGCGCCGTACTGAGCTTGTAAATATGCTTGATCCCTAGCTTCTAACGGGTCAATTCCCGGTTCTGCTGATAAAATCTTCTTGTAGTTGTCGGCTGCAATTTGTTCAGCCGCTTCAGTGAAAGTTCCACTTGCTGAACGAACACCATGAACACTGGCTAAGCTACCCATTGTAGCTCTCCTTCCTATTGTGTTTACAGTGTCATCAAATTTCTCAACTATTTGACGCTCTACAAGACTAGCCCCTAAGTCGCCACCTCTTTTTGCTGCTGTTGCTTTAGCAAGATTTTTAGTAGCCGCCTTCTTTAGTAATTGCTTAGCCCCAGCTTTAGCTACAGTACCTATTCCTCCAGTACCAATTAAAAAAGGAAGCTCTTGTGTTAAAGCTTCAGTCGCTTGGTAAGATAAGTTTGTAAGCTCACCACCACCAACAGCATCAAGCTCATCAACAACGTCATCTTGATACAACTGGCGAGCCATCTCGCTTTCTTTCCTAGCTGCAAGGACATCTTGATCGTCTCCAAAGATTGAAGCTCCTAATGCTTTTGCATCGGTAAGTGATTTATAAAGTGTTGGGGCCGCTCCCATACTTGGGAGCGTAAACATTTCTGGCTCTGACTTTATTCCTAAACCCTCAAGGGCTACGCTTGCTCCTCCAGCAATTGTAGTTGGAGTATCTTTCTCTCTATCGAAAGCTATATCACTGTACTCCCCTATCAGTGATGCATAATCGCTATCAGTTTCGAGCCTGTTTCTTATTGCATCAAACTCATCCTCTTCTTTTTTTTTACGTTGAGCTATTAGGTCAGCTTCGTAATCCTCATAACTAAGAAAAGGAGTGAATTGGTTAGGTGGTAAAGAGCTAGACATTAAAAAGTTTCTCCTGTGCTATCAATTAAATCTTCAATAATTAAATAATTTTTAGACAACCTAGCTGTTGCTATTGCCTTTGCCTGATCCCCAGATATTTCTGGCGATTGAACTTGCTTGATATAAGCTGGAAGTAAAACATTCATTGCATATTCTTTTGTCACAGGAGCTTTGTTTGCGCCAAACTTGCCATACTCATAAGGATCAAGCATTGGGATCGACTTAACATCTCTGCTAAAAAGAGGGCCAGTAGGACTTCCCGTAGCAGTTCTATAGGCATTTACAGGAATTTCGGCTGCTCCCGCAAGCATCGCAATTGGAAGCTTTCCTATTCCAGCAGCCATACCCCCTAAGTTAGTCCAAGCTTTGCTCCCTTGGTGTAAGTTGCTTCCTTCTATGGTAGTGCCTCCTCTTTGGAAGAAATTTCCAGATGGATCAAACATGCCTTCATCTCCTGAAATTGTTGGTGGAGTACCCATTATCTCTTCTGGTGTCTGACCTTGGGCTAAGCGTTCCGAAACTTCCGACACAATTTGATTGTCGCCTGTATTGGAACCCACCATTTCATCTGGCAATGGTGGTGGCTCGCTAGGATCTGGAGTTGGAGTCATAGGAGACACAAGATCAGCCGCTCCTTGCCCTATGTTATATAAACTATTAGGCATTCCATCCTCACTTACACCCTGAACTTGATCTCCGTAATAATAGTTAGGGTCGTCTGAAAAATCACCCGGCTCTAATGCGAAAACTTGTCCTGTTTTTTCGTCAACCACACCAGTAAATCGATCACCAACCATTCCTTTAGTTGGGAACAAAAACTTACTTGGCTCTTTGAGTGATTTTGCGAATCTTGGGTTACGAAGATCTCCCATTATAAACTTGCCGTACTCTTTATCTCCCAACAATTTACCAATGCTTTCAGAATCTTCAGCGGCATCGTTTATCCACTGATCAGTGCTATCAACTTCTAATATAGCTTCATCACGATCTTTACCATCCCCTACAAGTTCTTCTATTTTATCTGCTCTTGCTTGACCTAGCAGCCTCCCGTATTCACGTTCAACATATGCAGAATCTTGATTCACTCTCTCAGCTTCTAAGTTCTGATTCCGCATAAGCTCATTAAGCCTGTACTTATCTTGCATTGTGAGCTGAGAAATGTTTTCAGGTTCTTTTGAATAAGTGTATAGCGAGCGAGGGTTGTTCTTTATAATGTCTTCAACCGCCTTGATTTGATCATCTCTTAAAGATTGATCTACTTTCGCTTGGTCTTCTTCTGTTGTTTTATTAAAAGCATCAAAACCTCCAACTGCTTGAGTTATGTCTAATGGATTTTTAACACCAGACTTATCAAGCATATTAACAAACTGATCTCTAGACATATCAGAATAGTAACCCTTAGAAGCATTATCCATTAGCTGTTTCATCCGATTAGACTGGGCTGTTCTACTAGCTGATCTACTTGCTGTTGCTTGCCTCTTTAAAGCAGCATCTCTTTTTTGTGCAATTGAAGCATTCCTGTAAGCATTAAGTTGCCTTTGCTGCGCCATGCTTTGTTGGCGAGCTAAGGCTTTATCCCTCTCAGAGATGCGAAGCGCTCTTTCTTTTTCAAAAATCTGCCTAGCTACAGCGGCATTCTTTTGTGACTGAACTTGCTCTTGCTGTCTTTCTGCTCCTTTTTCTTTTCTATAAGAATCAAACCCTTCTGCACTAGGAGCTATCCCAAATGAATTCGCATATAAATTATAATCTTCTAAATCTTGCGTGTCCCTTGCTTCCTTACCTACTGCTAAAGCTTCCTCGAAAGAGTCATAAGCTATACCCGGAGTGAATGCTGAAAAAAACTTTTGGTTAGTATTAAACCCTTGCTCACTAGGAGTATTGGAGTAGCCTAAATTGGATGAAGCAAAGTTACTCCCTCCAAATCTGCCAGTGCCTCCAGTACTTGTGCCAAACATAGGCTTGTAGTCTTTCATGTACGGACGCTTATAAGCAGTCCTCCTTAGAATTTCATCAAAAGTTGCCATTATACTTGCCTTAAAACTTTAGGGTATGTGTTGACTGGCTCTGCATATTGATAGCCATAAAGATTGTTTACAGGGTTAACTCCGTACCCAACAAAAGGACGACTAGGAAACCTTGCAAAAGGCTCTGATTGATTCATGTCGTATGCATAACCATCACTCGGAACAGCCATTGGCTCCATACCTTGAGCCTGAATTGCTGATTGGTAGTCTTGTTGCTGTGTGAATTCTGGTGTTTCTGCTAATTGGTAGACAGTGTTAGCTCTATCTGCTGCACCTAACTGGCCTAACAAACCAGCTTGTTGACCTAAAAGTCCAAGCCTAGCTTGCTCTCCCATTAACTCTCTACCAGCCAGCCTGTCGTATACCCCTTGCCTTTGACCAACTGCTCCACTCCTAAGCCTATTAAGGTAATCAAAGTCTGCCCTCCTCTGATCAGCCATACGATTAGCAATATCAGTTTCTATTGCTAGGTTTCGATCCAAGGCCATTCTGTCCAGCCTACTTGAAGCGCCTCCCCTACTCCTAAAGCCTGAAAGCTTTAGGTCTCTACGAGCGTTCTGTCTTGCTAAGTCACCAGCGCGACGAAGAGCGTCAGCAGAATCATTGCGGATATTAGATAAGTTAGCCTCGGCTGTTCCATCAAAATAACTTGATAAGTAATCAGACTCTTGACCAGCAAACTGCTTTGCTTTGTCTTGGTTTAAAGCGTTATCGTAATTGCGTAGAGTTCTGTCAGTAGATTTTTGATCTCCAACATTACCCATTATCCCCCTTATCTTATCAGATAAATCGTCTGACTTTTTATTTTCTATGATTTGGTAAGGGTTTTGAGTCTGACTAGGCTGGTCAGATTGGATTCCACTTACAGGCTGGGCAATCATATTGCCTCCGCGCTGGTTCTTTTTAAGCCTGTCAAATACAGCCATAACAGCCGAATTTTATCACAAGCACATATGAACTAGCTAATTGCCTTTAAGTATATTTTCAACAGAAACAACCCAGTCATCTAAAGCCTTACTGTACTCTTGTATTTCCGGGTCAGTAGATCGATGGAATTTATCTACAATATCGTCACTCCACTTAGGCATAAACGGAATAACTGGTATGGCAATATCAGCAGAAATATTTTGAGAATCTTGAGATTGAGATCCTGTAGATGAACCAGAAAAATCCTCATAATTGTAAGCAGCTATAGCATAATAATTTGGTGGAGCTTGAGGATATTCAAATGCTGTCCCTTCGAGGCCGTTTATGTCGCTTAACAAAGATGTGTAAATAGAAATTCTTGGCTTCTCTTTTTTATACTCCTCAATATAAAAACTTCTACCATTATCTATAAAAGCATCAAGCCAATATTTAAGAAACAGATGTTCGTATTCATTTAGTTTCCTTCTTGCTGCAAAAGTTAGAATAACTATGACATGTCCACCCCAGTTTTCAGGGCCATACCATACACCTTCTTTATTACTCCCATGACTTCTTGGCCTTCTATCATTCCAAGGACTGTTTAGCTTTATATTGAATCCATTACTCGACCTTCTCCACTCATCATATGAATTATTAGGCTCAACACTAGAAGCGTAATCTGCATATTCATTAAGCAAATCTAATTCCTCATTAGTCCACGCATTGCTAATAACCATCCTGTCCCAAGATTGCACAAGTTCTCTTGTTTGCTTGTTGGTGAGGGCATCACCCCACATGCTATAAATCAACTCCTCTGGCATTAGCTTAAATTGTCTTGAACAGACTTAACCCACTCTTGCAACTCTTCCTCATATTTATTCCAGTCTTTTAATAATTCTGGGAACTTCACCTTCACTCCGTGAGGCACTCTAGGGAATTCTGGTAAGGGGTTTTTCAGGGCTTTAGATTTTACAGGGGCAAACCTAGCAAAAACTCCACCACCTCTATTTGATCCACCACCTCCAGAAGAGACATTTAAAAAATCAGAAAGTTTTTCATCAACAAAATGAACATATGACCTTGTTACGCCATCTTTAAGAAGCTCATAGATTTCACCATTGTATAAATCTAAATACAATTGTGGTGCTTTTGTACCTCTACCCGGAAAGCTTATCTTATAATCGTGATCTGGATTAGATAAAAACCAAAGCCGCTTTATCTCGTCAGACGTTAGCGGCCTAGTCTTTGATTCATCAATAAGGGAATCAATAGTTTCCCTATCTTCAGCATTAAGATTTCTTAGTCTCGGCATATAACCTAATTGCGCTTAACTCAAACTGACCATCAGTGCCATACACTGCTATCTGGTAATAAATGTTTCTACCCCTTGTGTAACAAGGCCAATTCAATTCTTCATTAGCCCTAGTTTTATCTTCTTTGTGGGCTTTACTTCCTTTATCGGTAACGCACTTAATATTCTTACTAACAGGGTCAGTCCAAACAAGACCACACCCTAATGATTTCGTATTAGAATCCACAGCTTGCGCTGATTGACCAACAATCAAATCAATTCCACCTACGTTAGACGCATGTTCAAACTCAAGAATAAATGTCCTTAAAAGTTTTTCATGTTGAGGGCTGTTGAGCCTTAAAGCTGGACTTCTTAGTAAAGACCTGAAATCAGTTTCTTCATATGTTCCGCATCCAGATTTTGATATGCATTTAGTTCTTGTAAAGCTACCTCCATCAGCCTTTAAACAATTGTCTGTAGCATAAGACATAACAAAAACCGCTTCTTCATCACAAGTATCAGAACAAAGATCAGCAAATTTTTGATTTGCTAATTTAGTAAACAAGCTTCCAGAAGCTGCGACTCCAAATAAATCTTCTGATGTCGTAGTGTCTGAATCGTATTCAGTATTATATACCTTTGCTGTTGTTGAATAAATACTATCAATAGCAGGGGAACATAATGTAGTGCTAAAATTATCAGAACCATCACAATTACTTGGGCCTTCAGGGGTTTCCCTAAAGCTTGCAATTTTAGATTCAGTACACACGCAATTGTTTATTAAAAATTCACCAAGGCTTGTGTAGGATTTAGATGTGTGAGTAACAAAATCATGGAACCCAGCATCCATATAAGAAACGTGCTGATGTTTAATGTTGATGATAATTGTTTTTGAGTTTTTTGTTGACCCTTTTTCTGGCCAGCTAATCCAAACCTCATCCGTAAGAGAATTAAAAGACGCTACAGGAAGATCACATAAGTCAGAATTAATATCATTTACAATAATACTACTAGCAACATGCAACCAGTCTGGTTTATCTGGCTTTGCTCTATACGCATTATAAAAATACACACCATCTCTTCCTAAGTAAAAATGATTATCCCCTGCTGATATCAATGTATTTTTATAAAACGGTAAAGAGTTCCCGTTATCTTCATCAGTGTATCTTTTACGAAAAGAAAGAACATCTGTTCCTGTTCCCCCAGCAATATCGAACTGCCATATACCTCTCTCAGTATAAACAAGAAGTGAGTTTGCTATAGGCTCCATGCCCACAATGTTCTCGCCATGCCCAAGGTCTTGATACCCAGCAAGAGAATCTTCTACTTCAGCTTCAACTCTTAAAGGGTTTTTAAAATCACTCCAAACAAGTCTATCAGGTATCCATTCATTGTGTTCATGCACATTTCCGTAGAACATTAACCCTCTCCATTCTTTAATATGCTTGATTCTATTTAAACCAACAGCCGAGAATCCTTCTATTTCTTTTACAGAGTTAACATTGCTTGAGCTTGTCCCTTCTACTGGTTGATCTATATTCCAGTAATAAGGTTTAGAGGATTCATTTACAAAGACACAATGATTGCCAAGATAAGCAACTTTCCATCTTCCAGAACCACCTAATTCATCACCAATTATTTTCCAGTTTTTTGTTTTAGGGTTGTACGAGTAAAGGCGAGATTTAGTTCCAGCTATCAACTTACCAAAACCTTCTGTGGTTTTTACTTGCTCAACCAGTGTGATATCTTCTTCGACTGCATTAGAGTTTGATGACTTGGAAAGAAGCTGATCCCTCAAATCAGAGTTAACCCCGGCAGTAGGGAACAACTTAGTCCAACCCTTTGATCTTTCAAGAGTCCCTGCTGCGTTCACCCTAAAGTTTTGAACCCATCTATGCGCCCCTGCAACTACACTATCTGGTGATGTTTGAGGATCTAAAGGCCCAGTTAAGGGTCTAATCTCGTATAATTTAGCTCTTGGTGAAACTTGCATAATATCTGGCCCAGTTATTTAATAATCATTTTGAGCAGTAGAAGAATAAGTAATCCAAGCTGCTCCCCCAAAGGCATGGCCCCCTTTAGCATATGGAGCAATATTTTCTTCTGTTGACCCAATTGATCCAGAACCCCCGGAACCCGGAGCGCCTAAGTCAAATCCATTAGATGGCCTACCGAATTTTCTTGATTCAGACTGCCCCGAAGTATTAAACGAAGGCTTAGCTGAATCCCAAATATAACCACCAACTCCAGCATCTCCGCTTACCGATGTTCCTCTTTTACCAGAAGTACTATCAGTTCCAGCCGTACCAGCGTATTCAAGTTTCCCTACTGCTGATGCAGTCCCAAGTTTTGCGCCTGTATTTAAAGTGCAAACCCCTGTTGCTCCAACTGATCTATTTGTTGTTGATGCAGCACCAAGCTTCACTCCTCCGTCACCGCCTCGACCAGTAAAGTCGCTAGTTACGTCTTTGTAGCCGCCACCTTTACCATGAGAAACTCTTGCAACTTCTTGCCAATTGTTACTGCTTGTGAATATCTCCAAAACTGTCACATAGCCACTACCGCTTCCGTTATTTGTACTGTTTGAATCACTTGCATGAGGCTCTCCAGCTTTAGGCTCAGTAGCAGCATTTTCTCTGCCCTCTCCACCTCTGTTAAACGGAAGCACCTGAGATAAGTGATCCGTTCCAGACATGAAATCTGTAGTTTGACTTCTTGCTGCGTAATCAACTAATGCGCCAGCACTGTCTAATGTTCTGCACCTGACTTTAGATACGCCGTTTGTTCCATCAGTACTTGAATTTAAAATATTGAAAGAAGCAACAAGCAATGCTCCTCCTCCCCCGCCAGCACCCGGAATGTTTAATGCAACCTCATCAGAGGTTTTATTAAGCTTCCCATAGGAAGCAACAGACTGTCCTGTCGGGGTGAATGTAGTCCTTGCCGCTGAAACAGAATGAGCAACATAATCTGAACCTTTAATCTTAACAGTTTTGGAATTTATATATTCACTTACAATATAAATCCCTTCCCAAGAAGTACCTCCGTTTGAATCGATTGATTCTGTTAACCTTAATTGATCTCCTCTAGAAAAACCATGATCAGTGTAAGTTTCAAAAGTTGTTTCTGTTCCATTGTCATTTAAGTTTTTAATAAACGGCGAATTATAAGTCTGAACCACATAATCTCCTCCACCGCCGCCAGCACCACCACCGCCTCTAAGCACAACCCTCATATGCGCTTTTCCAGACGGGACAGTTTCTTCATTACCTGACCACAAAAGCTCATCAGAGTTGCCAGAAGATGAATAACCAGTTGGATACTTAGCAAAAGCTTTCACATAATTACTTAATGCCCCAGTTATGGTTTGGTCAGTATCAAGATTTCTCCCTACAACCCAATAATGGTATAGAGTTTGGCTATCAACCTGACTCCCTGTGAAGTCAATACCGCCTTTACCGTCATAAATAGGGCCACCATTTATATCAACATACAAGCAAGTGTTATCTTGCTTTCTGTGATACAAATAACCATCACTTGTTGTTCCTTCCCCAACATTTGGCAGCGGGCCGCTTTGGATTCCTCCTCCACTTGGAGATATATCTTTTCTCAGTCTGGTTGCAAGCGTGGGAACTTCAGCATCTGTTAATGTTGGCTTTGAATCTGTTGGTTTGTATCTGTATATATCATAATGGGTAGCGTTAGTGACATGGTTCCAAATTATAGGAATACCCCCATCATGTCTAAGGCCAGCAATTGTTTTTAGTATTGGTTTCTTTATTACCCCTCCACCACTAGATCCTGAACCCGGTTTTGGGTCTACAGTTTCATCTACAGAAACACAATCAATAGCGCATACATCGTCTTTGAAGCTCTCTGTTAGATTTCCATCTTCATCCCAAATGTAAGCAACAAATTCATATACTTGTTTTGGGAAATCAACCAGCACCCTTTTTAACCTATCACACACGGTTGGGGCATCCATGTTAGGTAACTTGTCTTTTAGATTGTTTGGTGTAATCGGACTAGGCATTTTTATTTCTTTCCTTGATAGTTATCAAAAAATATTTCTCCTCTATCTATAACCCAATTTTTAAGGTAATTAGGGAAAAAGGGTTTTTCGTTTGTGTTTTTGTTTGTCCACAAAAATTGCAACGAATCCATACCAGCAAAGGCGTTAGATATGTTATTATAATAACAACCTTCAGGGTCTTCATCTAACCATCTTTCTTCAAAGATGGTTAAAACAGTATTCCAGCTAGATGAGTTAGCATAACCCAGACCATAAGGTAGTGGTGTCTCGCGTCCCTCAAGGTAATCTCCAGTAAAAAGTCTTGATGATTCTGCTAATCCTTTATTAAAAACAGAGACTCTTATTCCAGCAATTTTTGTTAAAACAGATTGATCTATATTTCTATCACCTTGCTTAACGTGAAGAGGAAAGAACCTTTTTTCGTTTTTATTTATTTGATCTGCTGAGTTTTCTTCACGAACAATTAAACCACCTTTATTAGTAATTTTTAAATCCAAAGAGAAATTAGAAAAGAAATAATCAGTATCAAAAGTGTTTGATTCTTTACTTAAAGCACCCCTCAAGTCTGTAACAATAAGTCTAGCCATCCAGAAATCATTGTTCTTCATTAGGAAATCAACTTTCTTTACATCACATAATTTAATCTGACCAACTAAATGGTGATTGCTTTTCCCTTTGTTGTCTATCAGCTTAGGTGTTTGCCCCCAAATTAAAACTTCAACATGTGGCCAAACATTCCACATTATCCCTGTCTCAACCCCTCCCCCCATATGTTCAGGATATATAATTTTATTGCCATCTATGTCTACTTGAAAGTTACCAGTACTGTCTTCATCATATGGACTCTCACTTAATATAATAGGAAGTCCATCAAGCACATCAGTAAACTCTTTATTTGATTCAAAATCAACTTCATGGCCAAGGTTTTTAACAACAGCATATCTGGTGTTGTTGATGCACTTTAAATCAATGTAATTCTTATCAAGTCGCGCACCACTAACATTAAAATAAGTGAAGGAATTATTATCCTTACCTATTACTTCATGGCAGCATCCAACCTCACCACTAGGAAGGGGAGTGCTTGGTGGTTTGTCGTTAGTTCCGGGGTCTGGGCCTACTTCACCTTCATTTGGATTTATACCTTTACCAGCGCAACCGAGACCGCAAAGTTGTTGTTTAAAGTCATCAGTAAAATTTCCATCAGATTTGACTATTCCTTTAAACCAACGCCAGAATGTAATAGTAAACTTTAAATACTTTAATAAAGCTTTTGCGACTGTATCTGTTTCCTCTGGGAGATTCTTCTCAAGTTGAGATGGTTTAATTAGATTAGGCATTAACAGCTATCCTTTCTTCTACAGGGTCTGGTTTAATGTGCCGCCTAATATTGTTGGCATAAAATTCAATCATATTCTGGTGTTTGTCATTGTCAGATTCACTAAGCATGGTAAGAAATATTCTTCCTAATATTTTCGCGCTGTAGTCAATTGTCTGCCCACGCGCAGCTACACCGCCAAGGTCTAAATGGAAATGAAAAGAAGTAATCTCTCCATGTTGCGTGTGAAGCCCATTATCAATTTTCCATCCTGTATGATCCAAGACATCTTCACATGGTCTATCTAAAAATGAAGTCATGTCACCGTAACCTTGAAAGTGGTAAGATTGTATTTGTTCTGTGCTTGGAAAATGTTTCACATTGAATGAATCACTAGCGCGAGATAAACATTCTTGCTCGTAGTACACACTGGATTCGATTGTTTCTTTCCTCCACCAATCAGAAAAATCTTTAGCTGAAGTGTAAACCATTGATCCAGTGTAGACTCCGTACTTTTCTTCCATCTTCTCTCTCCACTCATCGTTTGTGTTTAAGAAGTAATTTGCACACTGAGGGTAAAGCGCTACATCTGAATCTATCTTAACATCTATCGGTTTAACGTAGTAGATATCACCATCAACCATTAATGTGCTATCATTATCGGATAACGCAAAATCAACAGCATCTGGCTTTCGGAACATAAGTTCAATTGGGTGGAAATAATGCCACTCTTTCTTATAATTATTAGAACCGCCATTAAATAACCCTTTTGTTATCTTGCTGTTTGATTCACTGTTTACTTGAGGCTTACAGTAAACATCCTTAAAACCAAAATGCTTTATCATGTTTTCTGTTTCCTTGTCACAGATAACATAAATTGGCTGATCATGGAAAAGCCTTATAGAATAAAGAGAAAACATTCCCTCCCATAAACCGTTTATATCAATGATAGTACAAAAACTGTCTGGGCCAGATGGTGTTCCCTTACTTAACTCAAGGTTTCTTATTTCTTCCAGCGTAAGCATCAGGCACAAACATTTTCATTATTAAAGTTTTCAGTAAAGATTGTAACCTTAGTTGAAGCACTTTCAATTCTCTCAAGTGTTACTTCACCAACTAAAACACCAAATGTTTTAGGGCCAATAAACTCATCGCCCCCACTTGTTTCAAACCTTCTGTCTTCAAGGTATTCTAAAGGAACCATAGTGCCTCTAGTTGTTGTAAACCCGGAGAAGTCCCTTACTGATATGGGGTTAATCACTGTAGAACATCCATGACCTTCAAACACCTTAGGGTCTACATTGTATTCATATCCGTTTGTATCCCATCCCTTAGGATACTGCTCTACTCTTATCACAACATTTTCACCGTCAGAATTGAAATCCATAAAGTAAGCAGCAAAACCGCTGGTTGGGTCAACTGTGAATACTTTAGAATATCCTCCAACAATTTCTCTTGTAATTAATCTCGGCTTACCTTCCTTGAAACCCCAAGACACGGTTCCATTGGAACTAACATCTTCCACAAACCCGCCACTAGCACTTGAATCTTTTAAGTATCCACCAACAGAAACCCTAACAGAGCTATTTAGATCATTGCCTAAATCTGGAAATGTAACCTCAAGATTACCAGCCAACTTAACTGTTAATCGATACTTACCTTTTGCTAATTGATAAGCATCTTTAGTTGATATCCCGCCAAAAAGTTCATCGAACGGAGCGTAAAACCTTTGACAGTTTCTTTTCTTTGAACTCACACCTTTAGCTGCCCCTCTTGAGACTGCAAGCTCACCCCTGTTACCAATAAGTCCAACGTATTGTCCATTACCCGGCTGAAGAGAATTCCATATGTCGTTCCCCATGAGGTCAACCCTCCCCCTAAACACATCCCAATTATTAAACCCTATATAATTATATCTGTCTTGTAAGCAAGGGTTTACTGTTGGTGTTGCTGACGGGGCGGGGATGTATTCACATGGAGAACCAGATCCATTATTGTCACATATTAATTTATTAATCTTAGCGAACACATTAATAAGTTCACCGATTTCATCTGCTTTGTAATAAAGGTTACAACTTGCAATATCAGTTCCAAGGTAGGCATCTATTGTTTTAGTAACACCAGAAGCACATGTTGGAACTACTTTTGATCCATCAACACCGAAACCCACTACTACTATCATAGTACCAGCGGCTTTGTTTTCGGCTTTGATAGTCCCGGCGGCATTCCCAGTTCCAGAGGTAACAGTAAAAGTAAATGTAGTTGCCCCTGTTACTATTACAGTGTGAAAGGTATTGTAAACTGAAGCGTTACCTCCTGTTGCTCCGCTAATAGTAATTGTGTCACCCGTAGTGAATCCATGACTAGCAGATGTGGTTGCGGTTGCTGTTCCACTTGACTCAACAATCCCGCTAACAGTTTTTGCTACATTAGCTTTTATAGTTGCAGCTATTGTTTCTGGGGCTGGGTCGCAAACATTTTCCACCCCGTCAGTCATAACAATTATAACTCTACGCTTTCCACCGCGAGCCTGACTTTTAAGAAGCTCATATGCAGAGTGTATCCCGCCGCCTATTCCCGTGGCACATGTGCTAAGACTCGTACTCTTGCCGCCACACTCTTCAGAAACCTCTATGCCATTAACTCCGCTGATTGCCGCCTCCTCTGTGGGAGTCAGACCAACATGAGTGTAAACATTAGATCCATGATTTTTATCCCCTGCATATGAAATTACTCCGACACGATCAAACTCAAAAGGAAACAAAGTAGTATCTCCTTCTTGTTGCGTGTCTGGCATATTAGCTGATCGAACTAATGATTTCGCCGCCTCTTTAGAAGCATCAATCCTTATTGCTCCAGAAGTGTCTTCACGAAGCATTGATCCGCTTCGATCCATTACTAAAACAATATCACTACCAACTCGCTTACACTCATCTACAATAGTAATAGGAGCGCTTGCGTTATATGTTCCACTAGAGTTTTTGTACTCCGCGAACACTGCCTCAGTAGAATTTGCGTCTACATAAGCAGACTTAAAAAGGCCATTACCTTTAGAGGTTAATATTGCCTCATCAGATGAAGACCACTTTACTGAGCTAGTAACATCTTTTTCTTTTGTTGTTCCTCCAAATTTAAAAACAAGCCTAGCAGTAAAACGAATAGATTTTCCTTCTTCAACTTGTGCGCCAGTTTCTGGCTTGATTAATAATTTTTCTATTGCTGGAACTACGCTACAAAGAGTCGGATTAAGCGCCGCAAACTCTGGATCTGAACACCTAGAGTCGTCAGTTGTAGCTGGCTTGTAATCATCTGAAATTACTGAATCAGATTCAGACTTTTTATTTAAACATTCTTCGGTTTTTACTTTACTGAAATCCATTATGAGTAAGTTACTTCTGCTGCGTTAGCTGCTTTTGTTAATGTGAGTGTGTCTTGTACGGTTCCATCTGTTGAGATGAATTCAAACTTTAAAGTATCGCCAGACATGGTTCCTCTTAAAGCGCCGTGAAGAGTGTTGTATTTCGTTACACTTGTTATTCCTGTGGCAAGGTTAGGGCTACCGCTAAATGCTCTCAAAGGAGAACCTCCAGCGCCATTAACAATGTAAGGAAAATCATTTGCATCTTTTAATCTTTCATAGTTATGGGCGTGTCCTGATATAACAATATCAGCACCTAAGGCTTTGTAATCCCATCGCATCTCAGTAGAACCGGGAGCCTTTGTTGTTTCTGACGTATGGGGACTGTGATGGAAGTACACAATTTTCCAGTGAGAGTCAGAATTATTAAGCCCACTAGCAAGCCAATCACCTAAGGATGACTCTTCCGCTCTATGTTGAGTTGAAGCACCAGCTAAAACTTCTGGTTCTTTAGCAGCGCCGCTTGTGTTTATCCCACTATTCACACAAAAGAAATGTATACCGCCTTTCTTAAAGTCATAAAACCTTTCGTTA